ATTCCCTAGGTTGGTCTTGCTGGCGAAATCAACCGTTTGCTGTGTAGTAGAGGTAGAAATGAAATTAAAGCCTGAGTTAGCCGCAACGGTATAGGTCGTGGTGCCGGAAAACTTAAGCGCGACATTGCCCGCTCCAGCAGTAGCGTCGCCGATAGTCAAGTTAATAGATGCCACGCCAGTAATAGTGCCTGCATAACTCCCTGTCCCCGAAGTACAATCTATAGAGCGACAAACTGCGCCGCTGTCTATCGTAACATTACCCGACCCAGCCTCCAATATGCAGTTATCAGCAGCAGTTGGAGGTCCGGCGCTATCTACACCCCCTGACCCGGTAGCAGACCATGTACCTGCAGCAGTCCAGTTGCCGCCAGCGGCTTTGAGATACCTGTTAGCCATCTAGCTAACCTCCAGTTGCGCCAGTAAGCTTTCCTTCTGCTGTTGTAAGCTCTCAATCTGATCATCAATTGCAGCCACTTGTTCTTCGACTGGTGGCGGGTCAGCAGATGTAGTTATAGCTTGCTTCCAATTGTCAAAGCGCTCTTGCTCCATGTTCTTCAGCGTAGCTTCACTAACAGGCCACTCACTCAAAGGGAAATAAAGTGCGTCAGAGAAACTAGAGCCAGTATCTTCGTCTATAATCGTGAATCGGTATTGTATTTGTACTTCCATTATGCCTCCAAACTGACTGCCAGACAGTCCCACTTAATATCGACTGAGTTATACATAAACCCTATATACAAGGTTTTGCTAATGACCGTCGTAGTAGGCAGGGTCACACCAATAGCCCGATAGATTGCGTTCCAGCTTATCGTCCGTGCTGTGCCGTCGTCTTTTATCCTAATTACCAGTGGTTGTGCGGCAGTTGGTGTTCCGCTTGGTACAGCAAAGGCAGCGGTGGCTGCTTGAGCAGTTAGTAGATAGACGTCATCAGTATCAGCGTTAGGCGTAGGAGTAGCACTTGACGTATTGGATGAAACTCTCTTGGTTATCCGTTTGTTTGTTAGCGTAGCTGTAGCTGAGTTCTTGGTCGCGTCAGATGTATTGTCAACATTGCCGAGTCCCACATCCCCTTTTACAATCCCGGTTGGGGTAGTAATAGACGGGCTAGTCAAGGTCTTATTAGTCAACGTAGCAACAGCGGAGTTCTTAGTGGCATCTGATGTATTATCGACGTTCCCAAGTCCTACGTCTCCCTTAACAATGCCTGTAGGGGTCGTAATTGACGGACTTGTCAAAGTTTTATTCGTTAGAGTTGCTGTGGCACCACGTTCAGCTACGACGTAGGCTGTAGTAGCTACTTGGGTAGTATTTGTACCAACGGCTGCCGTTGGAGCTGTGGGGACACCTGTAAATGTGGGGCCAGCTAAATTAGCCTTTAAGTTCAGAGCTGTCGTTTGGGCTGTGCTGACTGGCTTGTTGGCATCACTTGTGTTATCCACGTTTCCAAGGCCAACATCGGTCTTAGTGATACCAGTTGGCGTGTTAATTACTGGGCTGGTTAATGTCTTATTGGTCAACGTAGCAACAGCGGAGTTTTTAGTAGCGTCGCTAGTGTTATCAACGCTACCTAGCCCAATGTCACCTTTGACGATCCCTGTTGGAGTGGTAATTAGTGGCGAGCTAGATCGGACAATTGACCCTGTACCCGTTGAAGTGGCTGCGGCAATCCGAGCATCAGCAGCGGTTGAGAAGTCAGATACAGTTGAGGCCAGTTGTGTGCCTGTATGGTTAGCCCTATTTCTATCGCTAGAATGGAAGTGTAAGGTAGAGTCTCCACCATCCGTCAAATCAGTAGCGTCAGTATCAGATATATTGTTTGGCGTAGCGCCGTTTGTGACACTTGCAAGCTTGGTCTTTTCAATAGATGAATACTGTTTGTAATTTACTCCATCTAGTACATCATCTTGGTCTAGTACGACTGTTCCTATCTGTCCGTTAACACTTTCAACGGCTACCTCTCCTGGCTCACCTTGTGGCCCCTGCGGGCCAGTTGGGCCAACCCCAGCACGTTTTATAACAATGCTATTACTATTGTGTTTCAATCTAATGGTATACATCTAACTAACCTCCGTTTCGTCAAGGGCTTCGGCTACGACAAAGTCAGGAAAGTCGGAACCCTCACAAGTGTCTGGAGACGGATATTTCTCTAGTAAATCATCCTCATATACAACATTAACTTGGTATTTATACGTCCCTAGAGGTATTTTAGTGTCATCGGTATCGAGACTAAGATCAGCAACGCCATCTACAAAGGCACTTGTTTTAGTTATAAGCGGTACTTCTTGTTCAAGACCTATATAGATAGTAGCCGATATAGCAGTTGTATCGTCTATCGTTATAGATAGTGGTACACTTTCACCGTATCTTGCAGTTATGGCATTCATCAACTAACCTCCGGCTCTTTCTTCTTAGGCTCAGTCTCAGGGTTAACAAACGTATGCCGCACATCTTTAGAACGGTCAGCCGTAACAATCTTAAAGTTAAGCTTTGCTTTGCAGCCCGGGCATGTCAGCTTTTCTAACACAACGGTACCGGCTTGCTCAAACAAGAATCTTTGACAGTGCTTACAACTTATATTAATATTCATATTAATTCCTTTCTACTTTGTATGTTGTATAACAGTTACAATTAGGGTGTAAATTGCCAGAATCGGCCGCCTTGAAGTTGTTTACATAGGTCGTACCGTCTACACCATGGACATGTTGGTCAAGATCTACAAAGTTCTCATCTACAAGTGTTTCTTTACCGGCTAAAGATAGGCAGTAAGGGCAAGGGTCACTACTTGATATATTCCACACCTTATATATCTTATATCCTGTTTGGCGTTGGATGTTCTCCATTGCACTGACAGAAGCTTTACCTTCAGACAAGTTTACTTCGGTTCGTGACAGGCGAGCTACCCGGTACTCATTCTCACTGCCCAATATAACCGAACGCAATTGATCTTCTATCTGACCCTTTGGGGTGCCTTCTAAAATACCTTTATTCAAAATATTGCGTATATCTTCGGCAGTCTGGTCAGCATAGCCAGTACCCACTTTCTGTAAATATACTTCATAGGCTTTCTCTTGAGCAGGGGTAAACTTAAACTTCTCTATGTTTTCGGTGCTAAGTCCAGCATTTAATACAAGATTTATGCCAGTATTAACTGTTTTATTACCATATATCTCCATTAACGGTAATAGCAAAGCCAACATCTCTTTCGTGAATACTTTATCTTCTTGCGAGCTAGTGTCACCGATAGCTTTAGTCTTATTGAAATCATTAATAGCTTTCTCAACTTGGCGTTTCATCTGGTCTTTGACCACCCGGCTAAGCTTCTGTATGTAGAGTTCTTTATCTACCACGTCTATTTGCTTTACCTTCGGCGCTTCTTTCGTTTCCATCAGCTTCTCTATATGGCTGATAATCTTTGAATATCCGTCAATCGGCTGGTCAGGCGTTCCGCTGGCTTCTGTAGAATCAAGAACTTCGGGTTTTTCGTCATCTTCCTTTTGAGTCTGTATAAGAGAGTCCAGGTCGCCTTCTTTAACATATTCAACCGCACTGTCCAGCGTAAAGCCTTGGGCTACTAACTCTGCAACCGTATCAGCATCTACTTTACGTGCCTCGGCTTTAACCTTCTCTTCATCTGCTATTTGTGGGACTTCGAGGTCATAAGTAATCGCTACTCCCAACCCGCCAGTTATTCTGTTAAGCTCGTGGGTGAACTTACTCCATATCTTTAATGTCATTGGAGATAGTGCATACTTGACTAACACAACCTCATCGACTCGCATAGAAGCATAGGTATTAGTATCATTCACGCCACGCATTGAGGCTGGCACGCCATAAACCGAGTCAATCTTCTTATTAGCGTTATCAAATAGGTCTTTAAGCGCCATGTCCTTGTTTTGGGTAGAGAATGGCACCCACTCTAATTGTGAGTCCTGTTGCTTCCCCTGTGCGTCTACTGGGCGATATGAGTAGGTAACGTTATTATTAGCCCCTGCACCACGATGTTGTGATTGCAGTTTATCAACTATGTCATTAAACTCTGTCCCGCTTCGTGCCGTAATGATGAACTGGCCGCTAGGAACAGCACCATTCTTAAAGAAGCCTTTTTGGTAATCAGCGATATAGTCATCAATATCAGTCCAACGCTTAGCGGCACGTGAAGGGCTAAAGCCACCATTAAGGTCATTCGGGTTAATACTCTTTAGGGTAATAACCTCATCATCAGTTAAGCTCTCGCCGTTCTGAAGCTTGTATTTACGCTTCCCATCAACCACGGTATCAGAGTAATTTTCCATGAATGTAAAGCCAGTAATTGAGTTAGCATTAATCCTTGTGCCTGAATGATGTACCCGAATACGAACTTTATCATGCACTAGGGTCATCACTGCCAGGGCTTCTCTAAAGTCTGTTGCACTCATCTGTTTATTAGGAGTGTAGAGACGATTTAAAACATTACTCGCTACTGCTTTCCCAGACTTGTCTATAGTATAAGGCTCGATCATTAAGAACCCGTTAGCTAGGGTAGAGATAGAAGAGTAACCGTTTTCATATTGATTCGACTGATAATATCCGTAAGTCCCTGAGCCACCGACCGATCGCCAACCTACTACATTGTTTAAGTCTATGTTCTCGCTTATATCGAGCGCCTTTGGTTTCAAGAAGTTACTAATTTTATCAAGTAGGTTCATGTATGTTTCCTATAATTATGTCTATATTAATTGTAACAGTTAGCAAACAGGTCTGACTAGCGAATGCCAGGCCAGTCAATAATCTCTCGGCTATAGAATTTAGTTACGAAGTACCGCACCGAGTCAACCGCATCGTCCATTTCCTTTATCGGCTCATCCATCTGCTCGCCAGCTTTATCTATCTTCCACGAATAGGCTTCGAGCTCATCTGCCAAGTAAATACAGGAATCATTAAAAGTAATGTCTCTCTTGTGTATACGGGACTTCATCTCGGTTATCCCGTTGAATACCGAGTCTTTGCCCTTAACTGCCCCCTCTATAGTAAACGGTAGCTCTTTATTAAGTGACACAATAGCCAACGGGTCTTCCGAGTCTCCCACCGCAACAGTAATATCATACCCCTCTGTAAGTTCCTTTATCTTGGCTAGGCGTTGCGTATCATCTAGTTTGCGTTCGTATAGTTCCCGATATACATGCACCTGGTCGTCTGGCCCGATAGCGTACAAATAAGCTGCTAGTGGGTGATTATACCCAAAGTCAACCGAAAAACCCCATGTGACAGGCTCAAACGGTATGTCTGCCAACGTCTGGTCACGGTTAAACTCAGTGTATATCCTACCTTCTAGATCAGTAAACTCTGCTAAGTATTGTTGGGCGAAAACTGATGGGCTAATATCTTTTTTCTTTCGATCTAGTTCTTCTTTCACCCCTGGTATAGTTTCGTTATCATACGAAGTAAAGTGAAAGTCCTGCCAGTCATCTTTAGTTTTAGAGTCATCTATCAACCTTTTAAACTGCCCCTTACCTCTTGGCATAGATGCAAATATAGCTTCCCCATGGAAGTCTAGCAAGGTTGGTTCAATCACATCATCCCACGCTTTTTTAAGGTTCTTAGCCACGGCGCACTCGTCTAAGTAAACCTTATGGTACTTCTTACCTAGCATATTATCTATCGAGTCCCACGAATAGAGCTTGATGCGAGTACCATTGTGAAGCCGTATTAGAAGCTCCTGCGAGTTCTTATAGGCTATTAAACCATCGGCTAGTTTTAAATAGTCTTCCCATACCACATCCTTTGCATGCCCATAAGTCAAGCCGACATAGCATAATGACAGGTTAGGGTATAGTAAGCCTAAACTAAGGCTGTCTATAATAAAGAAGTAAGTCTTACCTACACGTCTGCCAGCCCTTAGTATCTTAAATCTGGCTCGGTTCTCAGTTACTGTCCGCTGCCACGTCATCTGCCTCGGTAGGCGAATTGTCGGGGCGGAAGTTTGGCTTGTTTGCATAGACACTTTCTATTATTACTTGTGGTGTCATCGAACCGTCTGAGCTTGTATGGTCTATTGCTTGGGCTGCTTTGCCTTCGGTTCTGTCCGTTATCTCTCTTACGTCAGGCAAGCTCTTACGGCTAGCTAGTACACGGCTATAGGCTATGTCCATCGCTACCGTCCGTTCTTTATCGGGTGTTTGTGAAAACGCTTTCAGTTCTTCGGGAGTCATATTTAAAAAGCGATTGTATTGGTATGAGATTGTATTCTCTTTTTTCCAGCCGCCAGGAGATATGTTTTCAGGGTGCTTATTAAAGCCAGCGGGTGGAGTGCCACCAATAATCTGCCCTTTTTTGTTTCGCTTCAATCCCGTTTGTTCTGTATCGGTATCATTCATAATCACATTATAGCAGGTGTGGCAAGTTCCCATCCATCAACCTCTCCTGTTATGAACTTGTGATAACGCTTTCGTATAACGTCTACATACTTGGGGTCTAGCTCCATACCGTAGCAAGTACGGTCTGTTTGTTCGCAGGCTATGAGGGTAGAGCCTGACCCTAGATAAAGGTCTAATACTATTCCTTGTCTTGTGCTGCTAATCTTGAGTTCGTTGACTATCAACCCTAACGGTTTAATAGTTGGATGATTTTCAGAGTTATCTCTACTGTACTCCAAGCACTTTGAATAGTTTACATCTGATATTCCGTTGTTCCACACCGCACTTTTATGAACTTTTATTATGTACTCTAGGTCTGGTCGGTGTGAACCACCAAGTGGTAATGCATTTGGTTTTTTCCAAACCAGTATGTTAAACCCAAACTTATTATCTCTTGCCCATAATAGGTAGTCTGGCACTAAATCTTTATTGCAAAATATATAAGCGTTCATCTTTGGCTTAAATATGTCTGCTATTACTGAGAGAAAAGGCTCTGGCTCAAAGTCTACAATGTCTTTAATTGTTTCGCCTAGTTTACGGGCCTGTTTCCCAACCCATTGGTTGCTCCCACCTTCTGCTTCCATTCGATAAGGTGGGTCTGTAAATAGTAATTCTGGTGTGTCTCCATTCATAAGTCGCTTAACTTGTTCATTATCTATACTATCTCCAGACATAACCCTATGCCGCCCTAGCTTGTAAATTTCGCCTAGCTTGCTCTTTGGTTCTTCTTGTGATACTTCGGGTGCTTCGTCTTCTTCGACTTCTTCATCGCCTAACCCATTAGGCAGATCAAGCCCCCACTCGATAAGCTCTGCTGCCTCATATTGATTACCTAGCTCGTCCCAATCCCACTCGCCAAAACTTGCGTTATCTTTCACTACGAACTCATCTTGCTTATCCTGTGACCAATCAACTACTTTAACTGGCGCTTCCTTCCACCCCGCCTCTTGCATAGCTTTCAGGCGCATATTACCGCCTAGCACGATGTGATCTTTATTAACTACTATCTCCCTCACGTCTGCCATTTCTGGGAAGTCTTTTAAACTCTGTACTAGCTTTTTAAACTTGTCGTCTTTAATAATTCTGGGGTTCTTAGGATTAGTTTTTATATCTTTTATTGGTAGATTCATAATCGTATACATCTCCATTTATCGTTTTCTTTTTTAAACTGTAATTGCTCGGGCATAGTATTTCCTAAATTAACACTACCCCGCTCTCCTATATGATCTGTTTGTATTGACCAATCTATCAAGCACTCATACCCCTGTTGTTTTAAATAGATCCCATAGTTAACGTCACAACTAAGTCCATTCGTGCCTTCTTTATCAAATGGCTCAAAGTGATGCATCTTATATAACTCAGCGTCGGTTAAAGCACAATAAAAACCCCCCGCTGATATTTGCTCTACTCCTTTCCCTGGCATGAGAGACATAAATACATCCTGATCGTAAAGCCATGCACCCACATAAGCCGCCCCATGCCTCCCTAGTTGTACCCCCTCTACATACATACAGTTTTCCACAGATTTAAATGATTTAAATAGCTTAGTCAGGGTCTCTTTTGGGTAAGTAGTATCGTCTTCCACTAAAAATACATAGTCACAATCACCACTAACATAGTGTTTGGCTTTATTGTGAATATCAGATATCCTGAAGCGTCGCTCGTTAATTGTCGTTGCTGGTTTTTCTCCGTAGCTTACTACTTGTATTTTGGCAAAGCTAACTGAATCTAACCGTTTGTCAACAGCTCTTTCTAAGTTTACGTCTCCATCTGTAATGATCAGAAGCTCAGTGTCGTCTGGCTTTTCGAGGTTTATAAGGCAATCGAAAACGGGACGCAAATAATCCGTCCTACTGATCGGCAAAATTATAGTGACGATAACAAAGCCTCATATTCTGATCTTAATGTTTCAGCATCGTACTGTTTGCCGATAGCACAGGCTTTTTTCTTCCCTTCTTTAGTCACAAACGTAGTGTCAAGCATATCCGCGAGTGAGCCTGAGTTAGCATCGTATACATCTAGCATAATCCTAGTCATTAATTGCCCATTTACCTTAGCTGGGACGAGCCATTCTTTCGGCAGGACTTTATTATTAGGTTCTATATCTGTCATTATAACTGGCATGGCACTTTGTAAAGCTTCTGTCATGCTAAGCGTTTGGCCGCCGTATCTTCTGGGTTGGATTAGACAATCAAACCCTTCATACAAATCATTCTGGTTTTCTGGATTAGTAAAGTCATATATTAAACGTGGGTCGGGATGTTTCGGCACGTCATTCTGGGCTTTTACCGTCACAGTGAAGTCACCTTTTGACAATTCTAAGGCTCTATAAAGCGATTGTAGGCCGTTTCTATCTTCAGCCGCTGTCTTACCGTTCATAAATAGAAACTTACGTCCTGTACGCTTCAAATTGATCTCTCTCGCCTTTTCAAACTCATCTTCAAATATAGGGGTAGGCAAGTACTCAGCGTTAAATCTTGTCTTCATCTCGTCTAAGTACCAATAGCTCGGCTGTATTAACTTATCGGGGAGAGATAAATGAGGCCTATTGAGCTGGTCTAAAAACTCATAATTGAATATGAGAATAGTTTTAGTATTGTTGGCTCTTGCAATATCTACAAAGTAGTCACTATAAAATGTCTCGCATGAAATAACAATATCAACTTGCTTACAGAAGTCTGCTATCTGCTCAGGTGTTGGGAAGCCATTAATCGCTTCAACATCATCGTATAACTCGGGGTACTGTTGGTTGCCGTTAAACGAACTTGAGTCTATGAGCATTACTTTGTCTGGTTTCAATAGACGATTAAGCCGATAGGTCTGTATCCCTAGCCCTCCTTTTACATCAGCCCTGGCTATTAATCCTATTTTTCGCATACAACTACCAGGCTTTCTTTTTCTCGGCTGTCAAGCTCGCAATTACCAAAAGTATCGACATACATAGAATCAAAACCATTCCGCTCTAATAATGAAATAAGGCTTTGCCAATTAAACATACAATGGGTGTCACCGTGCCAGAACATATATCGTGCTAGTTTACCAGATAAGTCTGGCTCTAGTTCATCTGATATAGGGAAGTAACTAGCGTCGCCTTTTTGGTAAGCTGTAATAGCTCTGTCTAAGTCTGGTACTAATATTCTCAAGATACCATTTTTCTTCATAACCCGCCGCACTTCTTTTAAAACAATAGGTAGTTCATCGTATTTAAACATCTGCAAGGTGTGGTTCATTAGTACGAAGTCAAAGTAATCGTCAGGGAATGGCAAGCCTTCTAAAACGTCAGCTATAATATTATGCCCATAATTTAACTTATCTACCGCTATAAAGTCGGGATGGTCAACATATCCGCAGCCTAAGTCTAAGTTAACCGACATGATGGAACCTCTCTGACACATACAAATTATAAGGGTTCAAATCACCTCGTAACATCTGAGATTTATAGCACATTAAAGCTCTCATTTTAATTTCTATCGGCCCATCCCCTATAAACTCTAGTTTTGGCTTTATTTGCTCAGGTAAATTTTTAAGTCTTTCAAATACTAGTTCTGGATGTGTTACTCGATGAGGCAAATCCTCATAAAGATATAGATTACTCAGGCCAAGTTTTATAATCGCATCGCCGACCGCAAGGTGATCCGGGTGCCTCAATCCTAGTGGGGCTAATACCATTTCGTAATCCCCTAGCGCTATCATACCGATAAGTTGAGTTGAAAGATTCTTATAATCACCGTTTGAATATTGATAATCAAGCCTCCCTAAATGTTCCCATTCAGCTCCTAACATAGCTGTGGCTTGTCCGTCTTCCCAGCGCCGGGATTCCATTGCTTCTTTTGATGATTTAAAACCACACGATTTATCATAATCAGTTAGTAAATCTTTGTCTTTTGGTATCGCAGAAAACACAGTTAGCACGGTACAGTCGTTACGACCAGCCATAAACTGACCTACGCTTAGAGGACCATCATCATAGTGACTTTGAATTATAAGTACACTCATATCTTATACATCCAAAATCTCAAATTCTTATTCTTTAATTCTTTAGCCTTCACCTTGAACCGTGCGTTAGAATAAAATGCTCTAATCTCGCCATACTCCGTCTCAGGGTCGAAAAAGTCGAAGCTCTTAATATTAAACCCCCTGACATGGGTCACATCTATTTTAAAAAGTTCCGAGTCCCAGCTCGGCGTTTGGATGTATAGCTCGCCCCCTACTTTTAATATCCTATGGCACTCCTCGACAAAGGCTATAATAGTTGGGCGCTTATCGTCAGTATAATTATCTAAGTGTTCAATAACATCCATTGCCTTTATTGAGTCAGCTACCCCATCTCCAAAAGGATAGGGGAAGTCCATCAGGTTGTGGATTACATCGACATCATCACGCATCAGCATATCGACATTCACATGGTCTTTCATCGGCGCATTACCTGAGCCAAGATTAATCAACATTATTTGATAGCCCCTTCTTCTTTAAGTACGCTTAGCATTTGTTGCAGTCTGTTATGGTAAGTATGATCTTTTTTCACCCGCTCATGCCCAGCTATGCGGATGGTTCCCCTCTCATCATTATGGGTTAAATAATAATTTATTTTCTCGTTAAGCTCTTCAAAATCCCCATAGTCGTAATATACTATTTCCTTGTCTTCGACTAGCATGTCTTCTATACCTTTAATCCTAGGGTATATCGTGAATGCGCCACGCCCAACGCTCTCGAATAGTCTGTCACTGGTATAATTTTCATGGTTAAACCCTATGTTTAATGAGTCACCCACTGCTATTTTTACTGACGCATACAAATCATTCAACTCCTGGTTCCTTATGGTTGGCTCAGGATAACCATACTTTGTATACCTACTTCCGTATGTACCTGACAAATAATTGAGCAGTTGCATACGATACGGCCAGTCGAGAGGGTGGTACAAAGAGCCACCACCTATAAAAATAATATCTTGTTTAAATCTATCTTGTGGGGTGCCAAGCACACACTCTGGCTTATATACTCCAGGTGGAAGATAGTGGTGGTTAATGCCTTTTCGTCTAAACACCTCTTCAGTATGTGGGTCACCGTCTGCTGAAAACACATGATCCGTCCTCCAGAACATATCACTATCTAGGCCCGATTCACGTTGCAACCCAACATAGAGGTCTAAATGTAGTGACACTGTAGGTATTTTAAGAGACTTTAGTTGGTCAAGATCACTCTTTGAAACAAAACCCTGCCATGTGCGTACCCACAACATCATATCGTGCTGATCTACTCTAGCTGCTAAAGTACCTGGTTGTAATGTATTCTCTTGTATCCGTGTTACTGAACAACCTAATTCTTCTAGGGTAGCTGCCCAATGTACTTCCGAACAATGCGGCTGGGTGAAGTTCCCCACCATGGCTATCCGCATGTAACCTCTAAAACAAAAACCCCACCAGATAGTCTACGCATAGGCATAGAATATGTCGCCCTCTAATTGGCAAGACTTGGTCTGCGGCTGCATAACTACTTCAATAACACCGTTATATAGTGTGTACTGGCAAGTTCGAGCTGGGGTTGGGTTTCTTGGGGTCGGGGTAGCGTCTGTTATTGATACTGACATAATAGTTAGGGGATCAGTAACGGCTTCTGGCGCACTTTGCACTACGGGAGCTGTTGGGTCGTAACCTCTACCTAAAGTACGTGGTGGTTGTGGGACAGGCGTAGCTGGCTCTTCAGTTTCTGGCAGGGGGGACTCGGGATCATCGGGTTGGGTTGATTCACTGGGAGTATCTTCTGGGGTAGGCTCACTCTGTTCCTTAGGTGTTACTTCGTGAGTCTCACTCACAGGTGCTATAGCCTCTGGCTGTGTCGCATACACTATCCCGGCGGTCAAGATCGTAATTGCTAGTATTGATAAAATTATTGACTTTTTCATGATTCCTCCAATCCACAAAACCCACTATCCGCTGCACGGCGAGATAGTGGGTTTAATATTTTCGAGGTCCGTGCAGCTCTCATGCTAATGATTATACACTACTTCTTTCTCATTTTCAAGTGGATAATTAACCCTAGTGCTTACCCAGTCAACGCCTGGACGTGTCCACTCTGCCAATTCATTCAAGGTTCTTATCTCGTTAAGTTCGATCATCATCGCTATAAGTGCTACTCTTTTTTTCCAATAATGTTGTCGTGGCTCTAAAAAGAACGTCTGTGGTAGCGACGTTCTTACTGTGATTCTTTGGGGGCTTACTATAAAGGTTAAGTTTTTTTGCCGGTATATTTTTGTTTCGCCCATAATCGCAGGGTATCACGGCATAAGCAAGTTGACAAGTCTATTTTTTAATTTGCTTAACTTTTAAAATAAACTTGTCCATCCAAGTAAGGCGTTTTTGCTTTTTCTTAGTAGTCTCTTTAGTTAGTTCGCCGATCTTGATTTTCTTGCCTATCAAATTTGCCATCGTTATACCCTTTCTATTATTTCATGAATTATTATAGCAGCTCCTGCATAGGCGAAGGTGTGTACAAGCCATTCTAAAGGCGTATGAGTGCTGTATAGCGCCACAACTGCTGCAACGTATACAGAACAGCACGAAAAGCAATGCAATGCCCCTAACCACTTAACACGCTGTAGCTTTAAAAAAATGTCAAATGGCCCGTCCAGCTCTACTAAAAAGTGAGTCACACAGTAGACTACTAGGATAGATATTAAGGTTTCCATTCTCTCAAGCGTACTATGTTATTACCATCAATGACAAGTGCCTGGTAGTTATCGGGGTCAAGCCCGGCTTCTTTTAGTTTAATAGTGTGTTCTTCTCTAATTGATTTGTCGTGTTTAGAGTCTTTTATTTCTAACGATCTACCGTTTATCTGAGCATACTTTTTAACTTTATTTACATACAAACCACTCACGCCACAGGTATGGCAGCCGTAGATCATGATGGTCATGCCGCATCCACCATCTCTTGGGTTACAACCGGTATTTCATCCGTCTCCTGACTAGCTTCTGCTATAGCCTCCTTCTCAAAGAACCTCGCGGCTTTAGAGCCTTTACGCTCTAAGGTTTGATATAGAGCCACAACTCCTAGTTCTTTACGAGGTTTGCCGTAAGGGAATATATCCAGCTTAGCGTTTACTTGGTTGCCATCACCTTTATTTTGTGAGTCGACAATATCCCTTTCTATTGTCCCTCTGGTTGCTATTTCAAATGCTGTTTCAGCCATCTTATTTGTCTCCTAAGTTTAGTTTTTCTTTAATTTCAGCTCTTAATTTGTTAGCCCCATCAATCTCTGACTGCACCTGCTGGTCAAACCTGGAGTTACCGCTAGTTTTAATAATGTAGTTATCTTCACCTATAGCCTTTAGCACGTCCTCCTTTTTGAGATAATTGGTTTTAATATAGGTTTTGACATGGCTACAAATCTCGTGTCTTGATAAAGTTCCTCCACCACAACAACCTACAAATAGCTCATCACTCATGTCTTTACCGCCTTTACCTTGTAGCACTCAGTATGGTATGCCTGACCGTCTTTAACGTAGTAAGCCTGGGTCTCCATGGGCCACAGATAAAGCTTTTTACCGCAGACAGGGCATTTAGTCGCTACTCTATTTTTTAGCACCTGTTCGTATTTCCATGTTCTTTTCTCAAGCTTTTCAAATTCATCGGTCCAATCTTTTATTTCTGGTACGGTAGGCACCTCTAACCATGTGATTAATATTTTTTTAATAGACTTCATTTTGTAACCGCCTTTACTTTTACTGCTTGCTTACTGAAGTTAGTGGGCTTGTGTAAGATATATTTACCCCCACAAGCAACACACGCCCTACAATGGCTTATGGTGTAAACCTTCATTAAAACTTTCTGCATTTCCCACGCCATTTTTTGGGGTATTTCTTGGTAAGGGTACATCGACAAACAGTCTACATCAAAACCCCAGTCATTACTTACAAGCTCGTCTATATCTTCAACCATTGCTTTGTAATCCAGAGTATTTTCTTCTAGTTCCCTCATACTGACCCCATTACCCATACGTAAATTAAGAAGCTAACAACTCCCATGTAGAGTAGGTAGAGGATAGTGGATTTAAGGGTTTTCTTGGCTTCTGAGACGTATCTGCTCGCTTGAACACTGTCGTCAAAAGGGGTATGTCCAGCTATTAAATCCTGAACTGCGTAACTATATTTTTTTAGTATTTCATCCAATATATTGTCTTGTGTAGGGTTAGTCATGGCTGCTCCGTAGAATTAGGTTTCTCTAGGGGTCGGTTATTTATTCGCCAGATAATAAAGTCAACAGCTTCCTGGGTTGTCATTTGTCCCACTCTTTCTAGCATCTGTATAAAGTCATCTACATTGTCACCAAGCGTTTTTAATTCACTCATTTATTTGTTCCTTTTCTTTTAGTGGGTTTGTCTATAGCTTTATCTACCTTACTCATAAAATCTCCATCCTCAACTGCTCAGGGTTAATCTCTACTTCTGGTATAGCTACTCCCATTTGGGTTAATCGGGTGACGCTGATCCCTAAAGCTTCGACACATTCACGGTGTCTCTTAACCCAGTAGTCTATGGCTGCTTGTTTAGCTTCTACTGTGTTAGTTGGGGCTTCTACTGCTTCGTATTTTCTAGTCATTTGTTTTCTCCGTAAGCTTAGGGGGAGTGATTATTTTGTTTACTTCAAGTTTTAGGTTCCCATAAAGTCGAGTCTGATATACAGGGTCTTGAGGTTGGAATGTACAAAGGTGCTGGTCAATTATTTGATTCGATTTTGGCTTACTAGCTAACATTACTTGGCTCTGGTGATAACCATGAATAGGACAAGTCCACCCATAACTTATAACTAGCGGTTGTTCGTATTTACTCATGCCAAACTCCCTAACACGTCTATAACGTTCATATAAGCCTCATTTGCTCGTGGGCGTTCTTTATGTTCTCAACAAAATCATCGTGTAGGTACATTATTTTTTCACCATTTACTATCTTTAGTGTTGGGTTCTGAGAATGTCGCTCACGTTCACTTTTCATTGCATCGTAATTAGCTTTATCAGCCTTTTCTGACTGTTTTACGTAACCCCACTCTCTAAGGTCCCTAAACCGCCTCACAACCGTCTCGGGGCGTGTCAGGCGGGAGAAGTTATCGTAAAGGCTCTTGGAGTTATCCCAGTCGTTTTCATAGAACTTAGCTAGTAATAAAGGTCTATCGTTAACAGCCTCAGGATAATCCTCGCAGATAAGTAATATCTTTCGATGGGTCTTATCTAATTTATGAATATTAACTTGATCAGGGTGGCTACCAAAAGCTTCTTCGGCTGCTTCGTATGCATCGTCAGTCATGTTACAACCTCCAATTCTTCTGGTTTAACGAACTCATCACCGTTCACCCCACCATCAATACAAGCTAATCCAAGGGGTTCTGCTATCCCTTTATATACATAGCCGGTATCTTTGTAAATAACGACGTCACCTTCGATTAGTCTAACTCCGTTCTTGTCGGTGTAGGCGGGGGGTATGTAGTGCTCAGTCATCACCTAGCTCCTCGTCTCTCTCAATTTCTTCGATAGCTTCGTCTAATGATAATTTATGAGCCATTGTTTCACCAAACCACACTGAATACATTGAATCTCCACTCAATATCGCCATTTCACACCTCCAACATATGAAAAGACACTACCCACGGAAGCAAGTAGTGCCTATTAATATATTCGAATTTGTGACCTTCCGTGTCTCTCATCTCCCCCTTAGTCTACCAAACCACAAGCACCAAGTCAAGCCTAATGTATATACTCAAACTCTCCAATAGGTGCTGTCCGACTTGAAACTATGCCAAAGCCTTCATAGTTCTGCTCGCTAATATTTACCGTACCATTACCGTTAACGCCTTCTACATAAACTACATGGCCGTAAGCTAACGCTACACCGATACTTCCTACTGATGGAGTGCTGTTGACTGTATACCCTGCTGACCTTGCACTATAACCCCACTGGCTAGCGTCGCCCCAGAAGTTGCCTATATCAGGTCGCCTATTCTTGACGTATTCGGTACAATTCCCAGGAGCATAAGCATTACCAGGTACGACTGGTCTGTTTGCAGACGATGGCGGGGTCGCCGCAGGCGCTAACATCGGCCTATCCGCTAATATTTCACTCGCAGTTGGGATTATTAGCTTGTCGCCGATATTCAATATATCAGGGTTAGTTAAATTAGTGTTCTTTTGCCACAGCCTCTGAACGGTAGTTTGATGATCTGCTGCTACCTTACTGAGGGTATCACCCGAAACCACTACATATTCGAGGGGGGCGGGAATCCCGCTGACCACAACTTTAGGCGTGAGTTTAACCTCTGGCTTGGGTTTTTTAATTACTTTTGGTTTTACTGCTTGTAACGTTAACGGGTCTACTGTAATAGCTGATGCACTAGGTGCAAGGGCTACCGTCATCATCGCTAGGATGAAGACTACCAATATTGATCTACGCATGGTTTCCCACTCAGATAAGGCAGAGGGTGTGGAGTTTTAATTTCCTTTGTTTAGTTTAGTATCCCTATAACCACGGCTCAAGGTGGTTAATTATTTACTTGATTTTGTGTTGGCTTCTTTGTCTTTTCTCCAAGGAGGAGTAAGGTTGTCGCCATAACTTTGATACCAGTCCCAAGCAATTTGTTTAAACAAATCTTTTTGAGCTTGTCGCTGTTCTTTATCTACCGTGCTTGCATCAATTAATGTGAGGAGTCTTCCTACTAGGGTATTTATATACTCATAAGGTACAACAGGGTTTATGTCGTCACTCACTCGGGTAGAACCGTGTTCATCTGTATCAAAATCTGTTCTAATAACACCAGCCACTTTTTCTTTTTCATCTAACTTAAGATTGATATCTATAACTCGTCCCATTCCAGGCAACGACCCATAACTATCAACTATCAACTTAACTTTACTCATTTTTTCCTTCTTTCTAAACTAAACTTGAGCCGCAGATAAGGGATACTAATTATTAATGTTCTCGTCAGTCACATAATTCAGGGCATCCGCATTGTAACTTTAAAACTACTGGCCGACGCTCTGAGCTATAAGCCTCACAAGTCCGGGCGTTGATTCCGTTTGTCGCATTCACAATCAACGAACTCCCAGACTGATGGTTCCTATTATAGCAAATCTTTCAAAGCTTGCCTCCAGATTATGGCTTCCATCTGGCGGTCTTTCTTTTTATGAAGGGATGACCGTAATCTCAGGGCATCTACTACTTTTTGCCCTTTTCTTTCAACCTGCCATTCATAATGCTCAAGAGGGTGTGATGTAAAATACTGGTGGTCGTGGAAACACAAGGCATCGGCATTCTCAGGGTCAAACCTAACTGATTCCTTACCCCTTCCTACGAAGTGGCTACAGTGAAGTTGACTTGTGGGTGGTTCGTATTTCTTCCCGCAACGTTGGCAGGTCCACTTATCTCGGGTACGGATATAAAGCGAGAAGGCTTTATCGGCAGGGTCGGCTTTGTATTTACCCCATGACATTTCTATACTCCTTCTCCTCCCTGTAGCAATGAATTAGATACGCTACCACCATGCTTATTACTATTAGCAACGGTATGGCTAATGGCAAGTATGTTATAGCCAGCACCATAAATGTGCCTATGACCATAACCACCGTCTCCACAAATACTCCTCGCTATACACGCCGTACTCGTCATGTATACTCATAAATCTCTCAATTGATTTATTTACCCTGTTTAAATAACTATCGTCGGTTAGTTGGTCTAACATTTCTCTTCATCCTTTTTATTATATTTCTGATCGGCGCTTCATCTGGTAAGTATTCATAGTGTATCTTTGTCTTACTGAGTAATGACTGGCTCATTTTTTACCTTCGCCGTTTTTAACATAGGTACGGCGGCTGATGGTACCTCCTATTTTGCCAGCTCTGGCGGCTCTCTCACGATCAATTGCGAAACCCCTGGGCTTGTTTGTCTTAGCCGACCCGCCTATGCGACCAATCTTCCTATAGAAGTCAGGATCTTTTCTTTTATTAGCCATGGCAGCTTTCACGCCGCCAATTGTAGTTCCCCCGATGATACTATCCTCCGTTTCTTATGTTACTTTTTTCTAATTGCCAGCGAGTTTTGCATGATCATCTCGGTCCCTGGGATTATCTCACCTCCGCCTTTTTCGCTCAACCTGTAAAGGGCCAGCTTCTTGAATGGGGTTACTTTAAGTCCGATGAACTCATCCGTTTCAAGGTTTGGCTCGTTTTTAAGCCATTCTAAGGCGCTCTGTTCGTGATTTATCTCAATAGTTGGCTTAGACACTATACTAGCGGTTAAGTCCTTTGTCTTGGCGCTTAAGAGGCCTGTCGAGAGCATGTATTGTTTCAGTTCGTCACGCTTCATATCTTCACGAGCTTTAGCATTCTGGTATGACTGGTAGTAAGTCTTGGTATGAGCCATTAATTCATCAAGCTCTTTTAATAGCTCTTCCATTAGAAAGGCCTCCATACTTTTAGTACCGTAAACACGTTGCCGTTCTCGTCCGGGCTAGTGTAAGAGGCAATGTAATACGTCACTCCATCAAGATGTATGAGTGTATTCGGTATATTACCGCCCTCGTAGGTTGACGTGTCTACATACATGACTGGTATTTGCTTTTTCATTTGTCCATCAACTTTCCTATTAGCTTGCTGGCTTCGGCGCTTGATGATAACAATACGTCTTTACTCATCTCATCTGATAACCATTTATGAGCATCTGCTTTTTCGGTGTAGCCCTGTTGCTTGGCAAGGTTAAAAAGCATTTCAATTTGCTTAGTGGTTGCTTTTTGTGGTTTAACTACTTGCTTATCCATCTCCGCTACTACTTCTGGTTCATAGTCAGTATTATCTTTTGTATCTGCATCTTTAGTATCATCAATAGCAAATAAGCCGTTTAAGGCGTACTTGCGGGCGTATGATGAGCAAGCGCCTGTGATCTGCGCATCGTCCATGCCCTTCTTAGCTTCGGCTTCTCTGGCAAGGGCATCTACAGATATTGTATTTTCGCCGTCACTTAATATGACAGTTGCACGAACATAATTATGCGTTCCTATGTTTTCTACATTGTCAGTAAGTAACAGGGTTAAATCATGCTTCTTTAGAAGCGGTTTAACGGCTTCTAGTATATCTTCACAACTGCGATACATATAATTGCCAAAGCTATTCTTTTGCGCTTTAGGGGCTTTAAGCTTGGCTTGTATCTTTATTAACTTGTCATTCATTATCTCTCCTTTGATATTACTATCGCTACTGCCCACACTATAATTACTAATATAACTGGTACTGTCTTTTCCATTTTATTTTCTCTTTCTGGGTGGTTCGTCCACCTTTTTGTTTTTGCTATACCCCATCATGTCATCTAGTATGATAGGCTCATCACCTATCCGTGTGCTGGGACTAGACCAAGGACGGCACTAGTAAATGCGCCACGTTTTACCAGACAACGTGATAGGGTGTAGCTTATTAATGTGTCCGAACATTCACTAGACTCTTTGGTTTAAAGCACGGGAGTCGTGACCGTTGTGCGAATGTTCGGAACTGCTTCTTCAACCTTTCCAGATTGATATTTAAAGTCTACCAAAACAGAAGCGGTATGTCAAGTGGTTTATCTACAGGTTTAAATATGGTATCATATGAATACCAGGTCAACCTTTCCTTTGCCTTGCCTGGGGGCAGTCTCTAGCTCGGATGGTCCCCACCACTGTCCGAGCTTTTCTTGTGCTATTATTAACTTACCGCCATTGTATTAATAAGTCTCCCTCCAGAGATGTTCGGTAAACAAACATATATAAAAGAGTCGTGTAGCGCATATGTCGGTGGGTGCATGTCTCTCGAACCGCCTCTCTCGCTAGGGGCGGTTTTAAATGGGGCTTGATTTATGGAGCAACTTAGATTAATATAATGATAGTATTTTCGACTTCAGAAAGACGAAAGTGCTGTGGAGTACTTAGAATAGAGACAAAGAAAATCCCGCCTTTTACAGCGGGTCGACTTCAGATACTTTAATAGTATCGCACCTATCTAATTATGTCAACATACTTTTACAAAAAAAGTTTCGCCATTCTTATAAATGGTTGGTGCAATGCTTACGGGCTTGGTAAACCTGGCTAAATGCTAACTTACCCGACTTACTAAGCATTGAACTATTAAACTATATAGTGAGAAGGAAGAGAACCCAACTGACGGCAGGAGTGTCGAGGCAGTTCTATATAGCAAGAATAGATTGTAAAAGGTTCAAATCAATAATTCCCCTGAGTAGTAGGGAGTGGTCTCCTTATGCCTAATGTGGGGTACCAGCGTTTTTAAGCACTATGCCTTAGCGTGACCGACACGCTCATCTCTCGAAGCGCCGCGTGCTGCTGATACAGAGCCGACTAGTTATTTCGGATGACGAACCCCACTTAAGTATAACAAACTATAAAGTACTACTTGCATACCTATGATACAAGACTTAACTGTTTACTTGCACATGTGGTTTACAAAGCAAAAACCCTCCTATCCAGTAAAGGAAGTGGACACTGCCCACGTATCGGAGGATTCATTGTCTGACGATGCATCCCTGAAAAGATGTACTTACACTATATCAAACTAACCCAGGAACAGCAACGTGTACGAAGATAGTAAACAAGACAGCGAATATCGCCGCTATGACAATTCTAATCGGGTCTCGAACTGTCGCTCGTCCTAGCGTGTAATCCATCGCCATAAAGCTTAAAACAAGCTCAAAAGCTATTTGTAATATTAAGTTCATACGTTTCTCCTTCCTGCGAGTAGTTGATAAGCAACACCAATAACCAAAAGAATCAATAGGATATGGATTAATCCACCGCCTATGTTACCAACGAAGCCGAGTAACCAAAGTATAAATAGTATTACTAATATTGTCCAAATCATTACTTAACCCTCCTTATTTGGTGTTTGATAAACGCCTAGCGCGGTAGCTATCGCAGTTGCTAATGATAGCCATTTAGTTAACTCAGGCTCGCCACCATATGTAGCGATAGCCCATGTCAGGACTGCCCCTATGACGGCTATGATTGCCTTATTATATTTTTGTAGTTCTTTCATATTACCTCCTTAAACATCTTTTATATTACCACTCCAGACATAATTGCCTTTAAGTGAGTGGTACCAAATATCATTACCCGAGACTCTTTCGCCATGGACTTTAGCAGAATAAGCGAACTGATCTCCAGGATTGAGGGTTTGGCTGCCGCTTAGTGGGGCGGAGATGTTTGGGGCGTTTCTGACATTGGCAGTACTGACAGCCTCAGCCGTACCACCACCAGAAGCGACAGGAGGGGTTGTAGGATAGTCTGTGCCACCAGCCCAGACGAAATTGCCTTTCGTGCTTTTAATCCAGGTTGACACGCCTTGTACACTCTCGCCCTGCACGACACTGGAGTATTGGAACGATTGGCCATAAAGAAGACTTTCTGAGCCTGCGAGAGGAGCTGATCGCTTTGGAGCACTTCTAACGTAAAGTTCTGGAACTGTCACAGTAGCGGTACCTTTAGCTAGTGGTGGTTGTATAACAACAGGCTTAGTGACAGGCGCACCGCCTAAAAGTTCGTTTACCCTGTTTGAGATCCATTCAACGTTAATCGTTCCTGGGCAGGCAGTTGCCACTATAGCACTGTGTTTGCGAAGGTTATTCCCAACGCCTTCTCTGATTTTCGCGGAGATTAGCTGGGCACTATTTTCCAAGGTCTTACTAGATGCGTCTCTTCCTGGCTGGGCTGAGTGTTCAATACCGATCGTCTCTAAGTTAACATCCCAGTTCCCTGCCTGATAAGCAGTATCGCCATCTTGCACATATTGGTGTATAGTATCGTCTTCAATCCCATAATGGGCTGAGGTATTACTAGAACGGTTCTGGAAAGTTGAGTCAGCACTGGCGAGATTACCTGCCATCCAATGAATGATAAATCCTCTAATTGGCTTACCGTTACGTCCACTGGTAAAATTTGGGCTTCCAACGAACTTAATTTGCATAGTAACTCCTATCTATGTTATACTCTATATTATGATTAATCAATCTTGTGTGGATTGTAAAAAGGGGCTTAATACTAGCCATAAGGCTAAGCGCTGTTTTTCTTGTTATCAGACTTACAGAGCTACCAATGCCAAGGTTGCTCATCCTAAAAGGTTGGGAGATAGATTTTGTGAGTGTGGTAACAAACTTACCCCCCAAGCTAAGAAAATGTGTAGACCATGCTGGAGAATAAAACTCGGACAAAGAGATCAAAGTGGTGACAAGAACCCTCAATGGAAGGGTGGACGAACAGAGAAAACTGGCTATACTCTGATGAGAGTAGCTGGGCACCCTTTTGCAGATAAGAGGGGCTATGTGAAAGAACACAGATATGTTGTTGAACAGTCTATAGGAAGATACCTTAAAAGAAGCGAGATTGTTCATCACAAAAACCATAATAGGAAAGATAATAGAATAGAGAACCTTGAGGTTCTTACTCTTAGTCAGCATATGAAACTGCATAAGCCTCATCGCTACAGGAAATGTTATTCGTGACCCTATAAACTGTATATTCATACCCCTCCTTACTTTAGTTTCTTGCCCGTCATGCTTTTATAATCATCTTTCATCTGCTCTAATTGTACCTTAAGTTTACTAGAATGTTCTTTCGCCTTTTTAATTTCATTCCTTAACTCTTTCGTGAGAGCTTTGAGCTGATTTATAACAGCATCCTTCTTATACATCGAAACCTCCAAGTCTTTGATTGTGCTCTCGTGCTTACGACAGGTTTGCTCCATCTCTTTTATCAGCTCGTTCTTTTGAGCTATTTCCTGCTCTTGTCGTTTCATAAACCCTTCAATAAACTCTTCGGCCGATACCTTACGCATAGAGCGGCGGTTCTTAAAGTAAAAGGGGATAGCCGTACTGGCGAGAACGAAACTCCCCGCCACGAAGGCAGTTACAACGTTACTGTCAAGCGCGGAGTTCACGGGTAACTCCTGGAGTAAAAAAAATAATACAAAGAGCTTGCCATACCATAATGCCAAACCATAGCCCGATAATGGCAAGTGACTCAGGATGTATGAAAAATGTAAATATTAATCCCCAGGCGAATAACGCTTTTACGAATAACCCGGCCGCAAGGGCAGCTTTGATAACAGTCCACTTATTACTTAAGAGACCATACACCATACTAATCCCCAAGGAGACGAACACAACAGCCCACACCACTGAGGGGATAGCTCCTACTAGTATCAACCCACGGCTGCCATCGGCAAACATAAAAGTTGGACTAAAGAATAATCCATTCATTATGGCAAAACTCCAACAACTAAAATACACCCACGGGGATATTATTCTGAATGGCGGTTTAATCCGCGACACAATCGCTGCCTTCCATCGGAACCCACTCTTCATCCCCAACTAGGCGTGACTCGAACATTTGGGTTTCTGTGTTGCAACGTATCTCTCGATCTCTTCCAGGGGTACCAGGTGTACCCTGTAATCCTTGCTCACCTTGTGCGCCCGGCTCACCCTGAACGCCCTGTTCACCTTGGACTCCCTGTATTCCTTGAACACCTTGTAGGCCGGTGTCACCCTTAGCACCATCGAAATAGTCTCTATTCTTTACAGGAGTGTAGCCATCATCGCCTCGATCTCCCTTTTCACCTTTTGCACCGTGGATACCAGCGATAGCTGGGGTTGTGATGATTGTTTTTTGTGTGCTCGTATTACCTAAAGTAACTAACAGTACAATTACGTTTAAAATAACTAGGGCAATTAAACCGGTGACAATCTGCCTGTTGCGGCGCTGTAGTTTCTCAAGGTCGGACATCCTAGTCCCACGCTTCGACGACTACCTGGTAGTTTACGTTCGGAGTGATAACATTAACTCGTGGGCCAGTCGGTTGCATTGAATCATGGGTCGCTTTTAAGACTTCGGTAATAACCCCGCCAACCCGTTCTTTTTGGGTAATTACTTTGCCAGACTCAGTGAAAGTTTGTCTTCCAGTGACATCTTGGAAAACGCCAATAACGTGCTGACGTGTACCGTCCGAACCTCCTATAAAGGTGTGGACTTGTGCGTCGGTCGTGCCGAAGAGTTGACCGACAGTAATTCTATAACCTATAGGTTGGAAGCCAGCGTTAATTTGCCTTAGCCCCGCAACATCAAAGGTGGTTAGCGCCCTATAATAGCTCATGATTTAATCCATTCGTCATCGCCTTCAAGACGGTAGTATTTTACGCCGTCGATAACCTTGTGTTCTTTTTTGCGTTTCATAGTCCTCCTTAAGTTCTACAGATTAGGTAGCCTTCAAAATATGTTTGATCTAGCGTGCCATTAATAGTACTTGTCGATACCTGGGAGTGATTTGTGTATAATTCTACATAATCGCTAGCAGTTAAACTTAAGAAAGCACTAACATTGGATGTAATGGTATTCGCACCACCCGTATTATTGCTTGCCCAGCTCCCTCGCTTCGCTATAACACCATTTTTGAAAAGCTTAGCAATTATTACATTACCGTTACCGATGAAGGTAGTAGCTGCAGCATTAAAAAAATAGAATCCAGTTACTGGTGCAACGTACCTAAAGTTTGTAACATTATCATAATTACTATTAGTATCAAACAACTCTGTCTGGCATGTTATTTTAACATCAGCATTAGCTACGGTCTGACCAGAAGACAGATAAGCACTAAACTTATAAGGGTTACTATCCGTAGTTAATAATGATTTATTAATCCCACTCAACTTAGCGGATGTAACTGCCGCATCAGTAATAGCCGCCGTAGTTACCGTATTAGTGGGTAACGCTGTACCAACTAATAAGTTACTGCGAGTAATCTTCTTAGTACTATTTGTATTAATATCTTTTATGAGTAAAAGATCACCCTGGTTTGGTGCTGTCGAAGCGGTGTAGTCCCCAAATTTTGGCATTTATATTTCTCCTTGTTCTATACTTTAATTATAACAGTTTACTATTCCTAGGGGGCAACAGGCACGGTTTCATTTTCCTGCAGCTTGAGGCTTCTCCTCAGATCCTCAAGTCTCTTATTGGTATTGTCGGGTAATGTATCTAACTGAAGAGTAATCGCATCAGGCGTGTAGTTAAAGGCGACAATCTGCATTGTTACAGAGTCAACATAGTTACCGAAGTTCCTAAAAGCCACTACCTCGCCGACCTTAATACTTTCAATATCATATGTTTTGTCGAGGATTGTTACAGTCGATCGGTACTGTACTTTATTATTATCATTTATCTCACCTTCAGACAATATTTGTGCTGAAGCATCTAACGTCACACGGTTATCTGACAAGCGCTTCAAGCCACGTCGGGTGTTAGCAGCGGGGGTAGCCGTATATCTATTATACAAAGCGGGGTCGCCGCCACCTGTGAAAATCACGTCATTCACCACATCCCCGATGTATGAGCGGAGATTGAGTGATTGTATATGCTTGCCTAGATAGAAGTAATGGTGAGGGGTGCTTGCTTTTTGTCTAAACACTACCTCATTAGTACCAAGGTCAACGTGCCAGTACCAACCAGTGGGAGCTAGTTCGACTGACTTCTTAATTAGCTCCAAGTAGGTGTTTGATTTGAATGTGTAGCTTACTACCGTACCAGTCAGGTCAATCGTAGCTGCGGTATATGTCGTGAATGTATTAGAGGATTGTGCAATAAATAAGTCCATACCCCCCTTCACAATGTTTGACGGGTCATATGAATTAAAAGCTACCGTTGTATTAGCGCCACTCATAACCGGGTATTGGTCAAGATCAAACCCGTAACTCATTAATTGGACTTGGGTCGTTTCAGAATTACCGTATTGAATGTTTATCTCACTGACAAACCCTGTAAATCTTCTCACTCCATTCGGAGAGCCAGTCGTGCCTATAATTTGCTCACCATTTTCATCAAGAATATACAAGCTATTCTCATCTAAGATCGCTGCTTCTTCCCCGTAATAAACATACAGATCAACTCGATAGTTATGGTCAAGATCCGAGCCAGCACCTACTTTATTACGGCTCTCGGTCGATGTGAGTATGGTGTTACTGTTCTCATCATTTATAATAGCCCCCGTTTCGTCAAGCATAGTGCTAAAGTCAACCACACGGCTATCTGAGTTACGAGCCAGCGTAACAGACATACTTGAACCGGCCGAGTTAAGTTCTTCGCTCCAGCTAGGGTCACTTACCACGTCATCCCACACCCCTAAGAATGTATTGCTTGTATCGTACACTTTATACAAATAGCGCTTCTCTTCTATGCGTGAGGGGTCTTGGCGTTGAATACCGAGTACGTTACCAGAAAAGGTGAGTGTACCAGAGGCAGAACGATAAGCCTTCAGTTTTCTTGTAGCCCCACCGGAGAAGACAAGAGTGCCAGAGGCAGATTTAGTGTAGGTATTTATATTGACACTGTCGAATAATCCGGTTGTTAAACCAACCACACTCGCATTTGTCCCCGCCCCAAGCTCTGCCTTAAGGGCAGTAATATTAAAATGTCCCTCGTCGGCGATACCCCTCACTGTCCAATTCACCCCGTCTGCCGAAGTCTCCCAATATACGTAGGGGGTTGCATGACTAATTTGCCACCATAAATGAGTCGTCGGGCTATAAGTCGTAAAATTTGTGTAGAATGACCCGCCATAGAACTCTGTCATATAAAGACGAGTCCCACTTTGGCTCATCAAAAAAAACTCTGTACCCGCTGTATTTTTTAGTTTTAGGTATGTTTCAGCCGATGGAGAACTGGAAATTGTCTGAACAACCTTCACTTTCAATAGGCTGTTTGTTAAATCATAGGTATTGTCTGAAGTAACCGCTCCGTAAGCTTGGCTAGCGGAATTTACAGGGGTAACAATAAGCTGGTCGTTTTGTGTAACAGTTACTCCGCCAGACGTTGATACATCCCACAAGGCGGTGTCTATTGAAGTACCGTTAAAACCATCCCGGAGGGTGGTAAAAATCGCCATGTTAACTTCCTGCTAGGCTTATTTGTATGTTACCGATAGGAAACGTTATCTCGTCACCAGATATAACCGCACCAACGCTGCTCAGAGAGCCGAATACACGCAGGGTGCCACCAGTTACAGCAGTCCTAATGCCATAGTGGGTAATCGTTGCTGTCGGTAGTCCTGAGAAAGTAACAATGCCAGAGTTAGACATTGAACCTGCCGTGATCGAGCCAAAGGTAATCGGTTGTCGAGCATAAGACCCTCCAGTTACTTCAGTACCAGTGTCGGCGATAGTCGGGTCGCTAGTATACAAACTTAAGTGAGGCGTTGAGCCTGTAATTAAGCCTAATATGCTAGCGATATAGCTGGTTGAGGGGAAAGCACTCATTTAATAACTCCTTTACTTAAGTATAGCATTTACACAAGTCTCGCTTGATAGGTGGCAGTCAGATCGAACGATCGGGTGGTGAAACTGTCGCTATAGCTAAGCGAGTTAGCACCTGTCTCAAACTGAGGGAACATACCAGTGAAATCTACTACGGCACCATTTACTCTTGCCTCTAGCAAGTCGCTGTCAATTGTTAATATATCTCCGTTCGCCCATGTCCGGTTAATGGTAATACCTTGGTTAGTACGAGCATTTAATATAGTAACGTCCTGCAATGTAGCACCAGTTACAGTATTAAGGGTATAGGTAATAAGCGGATAGGCAGTTGATGAGCCACCAATTTCAAACGTGGTTGAGGTAGTTGACGAAGTAATGCCTGTCAATGTGAATATAGTTGTCTCGTCTTGGTTACGTCCAATGGGGTCGCTAGCTATGAATACGATCTCTACTAATGCCTGTACCCCGAGCCAAGAGTAATTAAATTCATTCATAGTAGCGGTGTACTCAGTAGTTTCACCACCCTGGGAAACAACTAACAAGCCGTTTTGTGGTTGTACTAGTGCTTTAATGAAGGTTAATAACACTTCGGTGTCTGCCCTACTGCCACCACATACTTCCATATATATCCGAATGTCTTTAGCAGAATACTCACTTGATGTAATGATCGAAAGGTCACGACGTGCCAACTTGTTAATTTTAATCTCCCGCTTGGGCAACTTGTTAAAATCATGGTTATAAAGATCAATACCAGTAAAGACTGACAAATCATTGCCCGCAAAGCTGACTGAGTAAGGATCCATTATGCATACCTCGTTTGAGGCACTAAGCCCTTACCAATGACTTCTTGATCACCAGTTAGCCGTTGAATAACCCTGTCTGCGTCAACCTCAGAGCCTATGGTGATGGAGTTTATATTATTCACGATACTATTACCGCCTTTCATTTGCGCTGAGTCTAGCGAGCCGAGAGAGCCTGACGGGGAAGACGTACCCTGCCCCCCGACACTGCCCAGCATGCTACCCATCGAGTTACTAGCAAGTGCGGCGTTGTTGTCTATACCTTGGGCGAAACCAAGCACGACATTTTTACCTATATCTGCGAATACTCTGGAGGGAGAGTGGATGTTGAGCGCACTTTGTGCAGCCTTGGTAACACTACTAGCAAGATCAGAAGCGGCGCTTATAGCCCCGCCTATAGCGCTTTTAATACCGTTAATTAGGCCGTTAACTATATTTTTCCCAGCACTAACAAGCCAATCACCAGCCCCAGCAAATACACCCTGTATAGTTTGTGGTAGTTTGTTCATCCAACCTATAGCTGTATTAAAACCACCCACAACAGCACCGACAAATTGTGCCATTGCTGCCGTTACTGCGGCCGATAGCTGGAAATAAGCGGCTATAAGTGATGAGATGAAACCTATAACACGAGCAACTATTACTATAACTGTAGTTACTATAGCTATGAATCCTACAATAGCCCCTACGACTAGGCCTAAGGGTATTAATAATGCATATAAAACTACCTGTAGTAATTGAGTCTGAGATATATATGGGCTAAGCACCGCTGTTATTGTGTTAATGCTAGCAATTATCTGATCCCAGGCGGTTTTGAGTTGCCCCATTACGAATGCTGCTACTTGTTGCAATATAGGCAATATATATGTAACGAATATGTTGTATAAGTTAGTAAATGTTATGCCTACCTGGTCGGTGACTGGTTTAATAAATGCCATAGCTTTACCGAATATATCAAATTGTAATTGTAAGTATACTAAGCCTGCTATCAGGGCCACAACAGCAGCTGCTATCAGCCCTACAGGGTTAGCGCTAGCAGCTATAGAAAACCCAATGGCAGCTACTTTTGCAGCCACAAACGCAACTGCGAGTGAAGTTATACCAGATACTACTACACCAATGTTATTGACTATCCATTTAAAACCATCCAAGACTATAGGCAGTGCGGCTTGGGCGAAGTCGCCAATAGCTTGCCCCATCTTTTTAAATCCGCCTATTAGACCAGGGTCTTTCATTATAGTTGTTAGGGTACCCATCATCACCACCAAACGACTCCCAAGCCCGCCATTCACGAACTGACCACTGTCTTTATCTACTCCTAAAATAGCATCACCAATGTTTCTGAAAGCAGTTTGAAGCCTTACGCCCATACCAACTATCGTGTTAGCTTGCCCAGCCATAGCGTCTGCTGGGATACCTTTGTCCATAGCTTTAAATAACTGATCAAAACTTATATCGGTGTTTCTTAAACTGTTATCTAGTTTAAAACCTGCTTTAGTAAGGTTGTCAAAATCGATACCTGTTAGTCTGCCGGTCGATCCAACACGACCTACTATTTGGCTCAGATCGTCCCAAGTTGAAAGCCCTAGGCCGACAGATCGAGACATAATCTTTACATGGTCGGTCAGTTGATCGGTATTGTCTCCCATTATCTTCAATCCCTGGGCGGCGGCGAATAAATCTTTGCGGTTGAAAAGGACACCTAAATCAGATCGAGCATAGGCAACTAGTTCGCTAAGCGTTTTACTAACCTTGCCAGTATCTTTTTCATAGGCTCCCAGAGCTACTGTTGCTTGCTGCACGGCACTTACTTGGTCCCAAGAAGCTTTAGTCATAGCTCCTATGCCGACGGAGCCAGTTGTCCCTATAATAAGGGCGCTTTTTAGTATTCTGCCAAGACCATCAGCTACCGTACCGAATGAGTCAGACGCTTGTGAAGCGAAGTTACGGAAACCACCTCCCGCAGATCTCTCCACGCTATCAGCTACTTGGCTAGCTCGACTCTCTACAGTAGCGGCATCTTTAGCAAAATTACTCGTATTAATTCGAGCATCGTATTCAATCGAGCCGACATTATCCATTAGATGTCCGCCTTCATATCTCTTACGAGATCAGCCGTTGCTTTTTTAAATACTTGGCTAGGCTTCTTTGACTGTGCAGAACTTGCACCTATTAAAGAAGCTCGTGCATCACTAAAAGCATACCGTGAGTCTATCTTTCGGGCAGCCAGTATTAACCAAGTAGCCGTATCGGTATCTATCTCATTGTCTAATATAGCCCTAACACCTCCCCATCCATAGTGTTTACCAAACTCAGCTATAAAAAGATGGTAGTCATCAATAACAATCGCCTCCCTATTGGAGCGATTGTTATTGACCTTTTTCAAGTCTTCTGGCTTTATATCAAGATACTTGGGCATCTTTCTCTTCGGCCTGTTTCTTTATGTCTTCCATAATGGCGTAAATAACGCCAAGCGGTGTGCTGTTTACCCATGCAGTCACCTGAGAGTTATCGGGGGTACTATCACGGAATAGCTTAATGAATATCTTAAACATACGATCCTCTAGTTTTTCGTAAAGGTCATAGTCTTCTTCAACGGCGGTGCCACTTTCAATCTTTTTTTGTATCATTTCAGAACGACGCTTAGCCTGTCCTAGAGCTAACTCATCACCAGCACCCGGTGCTGTCATAGTCCATTCTTGACCATCAATCAGTATTTTCTTTGAACTGACATAGTTACTTGTTTTGATTTCGTACATTAAGACTCCTTCTTTATACTCCTAGTATAGCAAAACCACTTGACATACCGCTTCTGTTTTGGTAGACTCACTGTGTAATAAGAAAGGTTGTAATGATACAATACAAGGTACTAACACAAGCTGATAAGTTCTTTGGTGGTAAGTTTGACCCGATTAAACTAGAGCAACTATTGAATGAATACGCAAAAGCAGGGTGGCGAGTAATTGCCATAACTAGCCAAGATATGGCACAGGGCTTCAAATCTAATAATCGCCAAGAGATTGTCGTTGTTTTAGAATACGACAAATAAAAATAGCCCGAAGGCTATCTCTATACTTTAGTTACTAGCTGACTACAGTGGTATAATAAATACAAGAGGTAACAAAATACCTCCCGCTCGTCTAAAAGCAAATAGGAGGTATTTATGACTAGTATACAAAAAAGAAGAGCATACGTAAAACACGGCTTAACTAATACGCCTGAGTATAGAATATGGGCGTCTATGATCCAACGTTGTATTAATCAATATGATCAGGGTTATGTTAACTATGGCGGTAGAGGTATCACTGTTTGCGACAGATGGTTAAACAGTTTTATAGATTTTTACAATGATATGGGTAAGCGTCCAGACCCGTCATTATCGTTAGACAGAATTAAAAGTGACAAGGGGTACAGTCCTAGTAATTGCCGCTGGACTAACATTACAATCCAAAATCTCAATAAAAGACCATGGCGTATTAGTAGATCGGGCTATAAAGGCGTGCAGCAAAAGAGAAATAAGTATGCCTCAACTATATGGATGTGCGGAACGACACACTATATAGGTTATTTTGATACAAAAGAAGAAGCAGCCTATATGTACGACTGCTTCGCTCTTTCTCTATATGGCGATGAAGCCAGAACTAACTTTGAATATTACTAACTGACCACTGTCGTTTCTGTGGTTGCGTTGTAATAGCTATCTTGTGTTAGATTTCCAGTTCCTAATCTCGCTACATTCCCTGAACCATCCGGTTGCGCCATAATGGTGACTTCGATAGTGATATCGTCACTCGCATTGTAGGTTGGTGAGAAATTAAGCTGCGCCAATCCTGAGTAAATGTAAACATCGTTGTTATCCAGCGGTTCACACGTATAGTGGATATTCACTGGGCCAGCGTCGGTACTAACACAAGTATCAGAGTTGAAGATTACATTACCTGTAGTCTGTTCGCCCGATGGTGCGTTATATCGTCCTGGGAAGATGTTTTTTAGGTAATCCATTGATGGCAAGAACATAGTAAACGTTACAGTTGCTGTGTCCAATACACCGGATGGTTTAGTAAAAGTACCGCCAAGCGTTTCACGCTCACGTGTACCTTCGGTTAATTCTACTGATACTTCACTTAATAGTGACGCAGGTATAGTGATGTGGTTAATCGCTACTTCTGCTGGTCCGCCAAGTACACTCATTTTCTTACTCCAATTTCTGTCTTCTAAGAAGACTGTTTTTCATATATTATTTGCGCTCCCAGACGAAACAATACTCTATCATTTTCATCTAGTCCTAGATTCTCAATGTTGTCTATCGTCGTTATCCGGGCATTTTTGTACACTCTGTTACTCACGTTTTCGATTGTCGGAAGCTGGCATAGGTTGTCAAAGTTGCTGGCAAAGAACTCAGCGACTTTCTCTAGCTTGTCGTATCCCAGTAAATCACTAGAACCTCTAGAGTAAAGGTCAAAGCTTTGCACTGCTCTCTTCCTCCCATATGCTCGCTCGCCACCTCGTGAGAAGATAGCTAAACCGTTTTTGCCTAGCGGTAGCTTTTCAAAGAATAGGGTGGTATCCATAGCACCAAAGCCGTTGTCTTCCAAGTAAGCTAATAGGTGTAATGTTACCATCTATAATCCCTTTATATATCTTTTAAAGTTTCTGCTAGTCGAGTCACCCGCTCGTTCCAAATATTTCAGGGACGAGGGAGTTTTTTTGTTTTCATAGTGCCGCCTGCGTGCGTATGGTACCGAACCACCACCAAATATAACCTTGTAGTGCGCTTTACCAGCTCTATCTATGCGACCTGAGTTAACAAGCGCACGGGAGGCTTTCGGGGCTAAGACACTGGCAACCCGGTGGATGTCAGTCGCAGCGCTCAGAACTGCAAAGTCGAGTTTGCTCTCAGTCTCGGCAGCCCACTGCTTTATTGTAGAGGTAAATCTGACGGCGATGGCGCTATCTCCTCTTTCTTCACAGTGACTCTATAGAACTCAAGCTGCCCTCTGTCAAAGTCATAGCCTTCGGTTTGGCCTATAACCCTATATACAGTCTCTTTGCCGTCTTTAGTGACACGAATGCCATGTCCGACCATATTGTTGTCAATATCGGCTAGAAACGGCTCTGACGGCCTTACGTGGACAGTTGAGGCAGAGTCATGGGCTTCAACGTTGTCGGCCTGTAACATACCGTCCCTGAGTTTCACAACCCCATTAGCTGAATATTCTGCGGTAACAGTGTTGCCACCAGCTCTACTATCCAGCTTCAAGAATGTGTAATCAGTAGTAGTAAACAGGTCGAACATCGTCGCTCCATCTACAGACATCGCCGTGACGAATATAACCTTGCGAACATTGTGAGTATTTGTCTACTATAGAAGCATTAGACTCTACGAACTCATAGAACGTTGCGCTGTCCTTATACGTCACGCTAAAGTCTTCAATACTTTTACTTTTCACTTGACCATCTGTAGTTTGTCCCACAGAGTTCTGATTGAAAAGCCCCGCAAGAAGTAGTTGTAAATCGCTAGGCATAGGGTTAAATCCCCAATCAGCGTCTACAACTACGTTCTTACCTGTCTGCTTGCGGTCGAATTGGATGACGTTGTACCAAGAACCGTTAAACTTATCGTTCTGCTTTACGGTAAACTCAGTCGTTTCATTACCATCGATAGTAACTGAGGTAACATCTGTGAAAGGGTCTACATAAAGCGTCCGATAACCTGTCCTAGTTTCGTAGGTACGTTCGTCAGAATCACCGCATAGTGTCATACACAGCAGCTCTTCCAATCTTTCAGTAGCAATTTTAAGGTACGTTTTGAAATTGTCTGTTTCTAAGGTCGTGAGGGAGCGACCTAGTAACTTAGCTACTTGGGCTTCTGTTAACATATCACTCCCTTTCTATTAGCTTACTACTGGTACGAAGTCGATCAATACGAATGACGTATTAAGTACTGGCTTACCGACAATGTCAGCGTTCGCACGTAGTGCAGAAGCGTCTGATGTGTAAAGGTTAAGCGAACCGACTGAGGCTTCTCGTGAGAACAGAGTCTCAAGGCCACCTCTAGTAACAAGGTCGTAGTCACCCATGACACCCATAATAGCGTTACCATCAGGGACATACTGAGAGATAACTACATTGAAAGTACCAAGCGCACCGGCAGATACTTGCTGACCAACGACGGTAAAGACGTTACGGCCTTGAGTATCAACAGTGGTAGCCATCATGCCCCAAGTCTTGCGGTTGGCGATGATGGTAATTTGCTCGTCGCTCTCAATCAAACCATAAGCCCGGCCTAGACCAGCTTGCGTATCAGCAGCACCGAAGGTAGCTACGTTAACGATACGACCAGCGGCGATCATGGCAGGGACAATACCGGTAGCAGGGAAAGTGTCACCGCCTACTGTAGTAGCGCCAGCGAAAGAGACAATAATCTTATCTTCAAGCTTAGCCCACTCTTTAGCGATATAGCTAACAATTTGTCCATAGATAGCGATAGGTGTTCGGCGTGCAACAGCATCGTACCAAGCAACGATCAAAGCGAACTCTTTAGGTTCTACTGAGAAGTTAGTCCATACAGGCTTGTCTTCAGCTTTCGCTTCTTGGTCGCCTACAGGTTGAAATCCGTTACCGGCAGTCTGAACAAGTCGCTTCCAGGTTTCAGCACCGAGGATATCCACGTGGTTTACCATAGAACCAAGTCGGCCAACGTTTGTGTAGGCTTCTTTGATGTCTTGTGACACGACTTCAGTTTGGAAGATAGCAGCACCGTCGGTAAAGCCGATAGCTTTCTTCTTGTAGTCACGGTCTTCACTGGTGTCAGCTTCGTAGGCTTTCTCGTTCAACTCTGCAAGAGTGTCAAGGTCTTTCGCTTTGTAAGCTAGGAACTGTTTAACAAACAACTCACGTTGTTCTTTTTTAGTAACGGTTACTTTTTTGACCTGTAGTTCTTGTACAGGTACATCGGTGACTTGCTTTACAGCAATGTCATTTTCTTTGCTCATAGTTTTTTCCTTTTTAGGTTTGATAGTTTTTTCTTCGACTGGCTTTGGCTCTTCAACTTCAGGCTCAGCGACTGGCTCTTCTTCTTTAGGAGGTTCGACTACAGGTTCTTCAACCTCAATCTCTTTCTTCAAGCGTTCGAGTTCAGCTTTTTTCTCATCTAATGTGAGTTCTGCCATTTCTTCTCCTTTAATGAGGGATTTTACTTGTAACACTCTAGCGTCCTTGTTACTACCACGAAACACCATTGAGATTTCAACAACCTCGGCGTTATAGATAGTGTCTTCTGAATATTGGTAATCACTCATGGTAATTGAAAAGGCGTTGTCCAAATGCTTCTCATCAATGAGTTGCATTAGGTCTTGCGCTTTCGCTCGCCCTGAGATACCAAATTCCACGACAAGTTCACCTGACTGGTTAAGGTATGCTTTGCGGACTGATCCGATTACGTCTTCTACGTCAAAGCTGTGGTTGAGTAGCATTGGAATGTCTATGGCCTCAGTCCCAGTTAGATCTTTCGCAACTACCGTTCCACCTCCTCTTAGTGGAAGTCGTAAACTTTTCACGTCTACTCTTTCATTATCCCTGTCGAAGTTAGATGAACTAACAACTGCTACAATGGTGCGTTCCCCTACGTCAGCAGCGACTTTTACTTTCAAAGTCTTTTGCTTCGGTTCGGTTAATGTTCCCATTATTAGTCCTTTGTTAATATTTGTTCCAGACTTTACTGAACGTGTGCCCAAATGAGCGTAAAAGTTCGTCTGTATCGTCTCTATTAATTATACCAGTCAGTAAACTACCCCTACAAGTTAGGCAGTATAGTAAACCACCCGGTACTAGATGGGGCAGTAAAAAACCATCCGGTATTGTTGGAAACATTTACCGAGTGCGTACCTGCGTACCAGCTAGCTCCCCCGGTAGCCGTAGAGTCTTGGATGGAGAGATAGTCGCTAGATACGCTACCAGAAGATTTAGAGAGGGTAGCCGCACTCCCAGGCACGGTTGAGTTTATCGTAATCAAGTTACCGGGCGTACCGTTCACATTAAAGGCGTTTAAGATTGTCAGGGTGCTAGTTGAAGTGATGGTGAGTGTCCGGGCGTTGCTGGCATCCGAAAAGTTGAGCGTACCAATAGTCAAACTACCATTACTGGGGAGTAGCCCACCAGTCGAACCGGCCACCGTGTAGGTGAGTGTCCCTAGTGATATACCACTAGTGAAGATAGGGGTTCTTTGAGTAGCTAGTGTCGAACCTATAACTAAAGTCGACGAGGCCCCACTAAAGTTAGCTGCTGGTAAGGTAGCAGATATGGGGTTAGTTGCTGTCCCTAAATGAGTCCAGGTGCTTGTCCCTAAGTTTACAAAACTACTAGTGCCAGCGAATACATAGGTAGCCGCAGCTGATGAAATAGATAAGTTAAAGTCATTACTATTAAAAGTCCCGGCCGAGACAGTTAAACGGGCGGTTGCGTTATAAGCGTCCTGTAAGTTATAGGTTCCGCCTGGGGCATTTATGGTAACGCCTTGTAAGAGTGTTTTGCCTGCCGTGGTAAGCGTGTGCGTGCTACGGCCGCCCAGCGTGGTTGTGGCTGTTCCTGCTAATGTCATACCGGTGCTATAGGTAAGGTTACCGAAGATAGTGTTCGCCGTTGAGATACTTGCCGTTCCCGCAAAGCCGGTATAATCCACGCTGGCGCCTATCCGTGGCATGTCTATGCCTATAGCTCCGGTAGCGCCTGATGATACGATGACAGGGTCTTGTGGTAAAGGCACCCTTGAAGTCCAAAGGCCCACATTAGACCAGCTAAAGTTCGCCCCAGTCCGAGTTTGGGTGACAGGCGTATCAAAAGTAATGTTAGAGCAGCCGAGACAGTTCCCCAGCGACGTCCCTGTCCAGGGAATAGCGGCTCCGGCAGCGGCTACATCCATAAAATCTACGTTGGTAATTGAAACAGCAGCAGCCGTAACATTCGTTGTATTGCCAGGCGTGGCTGTCTGGTGGATAAGCCGGTTGGTGACGCTGTTGCCGGTCAGTGTCAGGGTGCCGGTGATAGTTGGCCCCGCCCCGCTGGTCAGCAAACTATCGGTTTTAATAGCAGTGCCTATGCGTGTTAAGTTAGCCAGAGTACATTGACCGACGACACTCGCTTGCCCTGAGCCGGTCAAATTCAATGAGAGGCCGTTCCAGTTAAAGTTACTGCCGTTAAATACAGCACTGGCTCCTGACATATTCACCGTTCCCGTATTAGCGGTTACGGTTAAGTTAGTAACGGTTGCGCCATTCCAAGCGCCAGCACCCGTAATATTGATGGTTGAGGAGCCAAGCGTCAGGGTTCGGGCTAGTGTGCTGCTGCCTACAGTAAAGCTAGAGATACAACTAACCGTAAAGCCGTTGGTATTGAGAGTACCAGAAGTAAGCGTAGTGCCTCCGGCAGTGCTGTAATTAGAGCCAAGTATCCATGAACCCCCCACCCCATTGAATAAAGCATTCCCTAGGTTGGTCTTGCTGGCGAAATCAACCGTTTGCTGTGTAGTAGAGGTAGAAATGAAATTAAA